ATGATCTCGCCAGACATAGCGAAGGATGTTCTTAGATCTGCGTTTAGAGAATACATAGGACAGACCATCGCTAACTTAGGGTTGGAGTTAATGGATGGGACCGCTCAAGACCTGAGTAAGATACAGGAATTGATTGAGCGTTATCAAGATGGCTTCCAACCAGATGAAGTNTTAGTTGAAGTGAGCATGGAGTATGATGACATCTTCAATGAGGATGTAGAAANATTCCCTTGGAAGTGGAACCTTAGAGCGTTAGCAGATCTTTGTCCTGGTATAGGTCCAGGTACTCTGACCACTGTGTTCGCTCTAGTTGAGACAGGTAAGAGTGCATTCGTTGTTAGCACTGGCTTTGGTCCTGAGAGTTTCTTAGATCAGGGTGCGAAGGTGATGATGATATGTAATGAGGAGTCCGCTGAACGAACTGTGCAGCGCGCTGTTATGTCGCACTGTGGCCTGACCTTGGAGAAAGCATTTCAGAACAGGGTGTACGGTAAGAGGATGTGGAATCGTGTTAAAGGTTTAGCTATCGTAAGGGATGCCCAAGACTATCCGACCATGGACAGTGTTGAAGCTCTAGTACGTAAGCATAAACCTGATATCTTAATCATTGACCAACTGGATAAGATGAATGTTTCCGGTAACTTCCAGCGTGATGATCTTAGATTAGGTGAAGTATATCGCAAGGCCAGGTTCATGGCGAAGAAGCATAAACTTGCATTGATTGCGGTATCTCAAGCTGACGCTACTGCTGACGGTCGTACATCCTTACGCTTTACACAGATGGCTAACAGTAAGATTGGCAAGGCAGCAGAAGCTGATGTCATCATTGGTATAGGTAAGGAGAACACGGATACAGGTGATGATAACTTCCTTAGATACCTGCATGTCAGCAAAAATAAGCTAGGTGGTAGGCACGGTAGGGCTACGGTGACAATAGCTCCTGACGTTTCTCGCTACACAAACTAACTTTTCTCTTGACAAATGGAAAAAGGTGTGCTATATAACTAGATGTGATTTGGGGTTGATATATTATAATATATATAATATACTATAATAGGAAAGGAGATACTATGAATATGTTACCTAATAAAATTAAAGATACTGTCGTAATAATGATTGCGATACTGGTGGTATTGTTTTTCGTGGCGTGGTTTTCTGCACCTGTTCAAGCACAACTTGCATCAGGGTGTGCAGATGTTAAGGCTGGGTCAGCCAAGTTAAAGAATAACTACGGAGAGATCCCTGTCTTTAGGGGGGTATCTGCTAAAGGTTATCTGGTTGTTATATTCTTAAATGCAGAGACAGGGACATGGACTGTGGGTAAGATCGCACCACAGAACAGAACGATTATGTGTCCTATAGATGCAGGAGGGGATGGCTCTGTTCGTATCGGCCCAAGCATTGAAAAAGATAAGAAGAGGGTTGAACAGAAATGGTAGACACACATATGATCTCTCGCATGTATCATCATGTAGGCCATGACAACTACCTTGAAGTGGAAAGTAAAGATAATGGGTGGGTGCATTCAAGGATCATGTACTCAAAGGATTACAATAAACCCAGAGCATTCTCTCCCATATATCCAGGCGTGTATGCATGTCCAGAAGAAGATCTGCTAGGAGTACTAGAGAAGGCAAAGACAGGAGACTTTGGTCTCTGGGGATCGGAGGAGGATTATTAGATGAAATACAAAACCATCGTATATAAACCTAATGGTATCTGTATCAGTAATGCATTCCCTCTCTTGCGAAATGCTAAGAAGTATGCTAGACAGGCTAGCGATCCTGGAGATCGAGTCAAGATAGAAGAACACTGGGAAGATGAACAGAGTACTCTGTATGAGTACGAGGTAGAAGACTGGAGATAATATTGTATGATTTAGTTGTAGACTTAGAGGTAAATCTTTCAGGGGAAATGAATGACCCCACCCCTTATCAGAAGGACAACTCACTAGCTGCAATAGGTTGGCTTAGAACAGATACGAATGAGGTTATGATTTGGGATTCAACCTACGAAGAAGACTATGCTATCTGGGAAAAACAACCAGGATATCTAAAGAAGTTCAAGGAAGACTTAGCTGGCGCACGTTATGTCGTATGTCACAATGCCAAGTTTGATATCGCGTGGTTGCGCGAGTGTAACATAGAAGTAGACAACAAGATCATTGATACTATGATCAATCAATACATCCTTAACAGGGGTGTTCGTGGCCCACTCAGTCTAAAGTATCTAGCTGAGTACTACGATGTCACCCGTAAGACAGACGTGTTAGAGGATGCTCTATCGAAAGGAATGAACTGGAGTGATTTGGGTAAGGATGTTAGAAGAGACTACCTATCCTCTGATGTTTTGGCGACCACTGAAATCTATCAGAAACAGATGGATCTCTTTAAAGAAGACAGTGGTCTGTCGCTTGAGCCGATAAGAGATCTGATGTCAGAGTTTTGCTCGGTCCTAACTGATATAGAACGAGCAGGTATGGCTATAGATCTTACCGTGCTGGATCAGGTGGACAGGGAATTTGAGAAAGAAGAAGGAGAGCTAAAGGATTACCTAACCAGACAGGTACGAGATCTTATGGGTGACTTGGATGTTAACCTCTCATCACCGGAGCAGATGTCTCAGGTTGTATACTCATGTAAGATAACCGATAAGAAAGCATGGAAGGAGATAATGAACATAGGTGTAGACCACAAGGGTAAGCCCTTACGTCGCCCACGTATGTCTACCAATGAGTTTCGCTCTTCTCTTAACCATTGTTTCAAACGGTCTAAGAAAGTAAGATCAGTACAATGCCCTGTGTGCCATGGGCGTGGTGCTTTCTACAAGGTGAAGAAGAACGGGGATGATTTTAAAAAGGCAACAACTTGTCCTGGCTGTTCCGGTCGAGGCTTTATATATAAAGACTTGGACGATAGGGCAGGGTTAAATATTAAACCAGCGATAGCACTGGCGTCAGCCGGTGGATTTAAGACAGACAAGATAACACTTAACCATCTACTAACTCAGACCACTGACGATCGTGCTACAAAGTTCTTAGAGTCGGTGATTAGATTGTCTGCTGTAGAAACTTATAGAGCTTCATTTATTAAAGGTATAAAAAGGGGAATAAAAAGTGATGGGTTACTTCATGCTTCTTTTAATCAGTGCATTACTGCTACAGGTCGTTTAAGTAGCAGCAACCCTAACCTACAGAACATGCCTAAAGGTAAGCTGTTCCCTGTTAGACGGGCTTTCGTCAGTCGATTTGATGGGGGCAAGTTAATCGAGATAGACTACAGTCAACTAGAGTTTAGGGTAGCAGGGATACTAGCACATGATCCAGTTATTAAGAGAGAAGTTGAGCAAGGCTTTGATGTTCATGCTTACACCGCTCAAGTGCTTACGGAAAATGGGGAACCAACAGAACGTGGCCCCGCCAAGGCCAGTACTTTTCGCCCACTATACGGAGGATCACAAGGTAGCCCCGCTCAGATGGCCTACTTCCAAGAGTTCTTTGAGAAGTACACCGGGGTCTTTTCTTGGCATGACCGTCTTCAAACGGAAGCGGTAACCTTTAAGAGGCTCACCACTGCAACCGGTAGGCAATTTGATTTCCCTGACTGTCAGAGACAACACAACGGTATGGCTAACTACAAGACACAGATCGTTAACTACCCTGTTCAGTCAGTTGCTACAGCAGAGATTGTACCTTTGGGTGTGATTCTTCTGCACAAGAAGATGAAGAAGCTATCCTTAAAGAGCGTTGTTGTTAACACCGTGCATGATTCTGTTGTAATAGATACTCATCCTGATGAGGAGGATATTATAAATGAGATAGGTCCGCAGTGTCTACTCGATGCCCAGCAAGAAGCACTTGATAGATTTGGTCTGGATACCTATATACCATTAGATGTTGAGATGTCTCATGGAAAAAACTGGATGGAACAAGAAGAATATGCTTGACTTTTTGAAAACTATATGTTACAACCATACATCATTCGGAATTGAGGAGATATAAATGAGTGACCTAATGCAGATAAGTATGCCTACCCCAGATCAAGACTGGTCTGTACTGTTTTCAATGGGTTCCAGTGGCCCGCAACTAGCGGAGCTTAAACTTAACAAGGCTGAATCTGTAGAGCATAACAATAAGAAGTACCCTGTAAGTAGTCCAGGTATTAAGATTGAGAATGCAGACTTTGGTGAAGCATATGCAACAGATGTTAGGGTGCGTATCTTCTTTGATACCATGCAGACTTCTGTCTTTGATCAAGAGGAAGGCAAGTACACAAACTTCTCACAACACTTTAAGAAGTATGATCAGACCGCTTTGGATTGGTTTGGAGGTGACAAGTGCGGCTGGATTAAATCAGCGGAACGTAATAAGCTAAAGGGTACTGACCCTATTGCCTTTGCCAATGCATCTCGGGCTAAGTTGTCCCGAAATATATTTGGCCTTGTAAGCATGGGCGATGCAAAGAGTCCTGATGGTAAGAAGGTAGAGGTTGAGGAGGTTCCATTTCGTATGAAGCTCGGCCCTTCTAACTTCTTTTCAATTACGGAAACATATAGTAAGATGGTACGAGCAGGTGCTAATCCTCATAATCATGAGATCCAGTTTAACTATCGCATTGATAAGAAGGGTTCTAATTCGTATATTGTTTTGGAATACGAACCTCTTTATGCAAGGAGCTTTGAGATGACCCCTGAAAATAAAGAAATATTTGGTGATCTTGGAGAGGTTGTTAATGTAGAGAACGAAAGGGTTCGCGAAAAGATGCGAGAGAATATGGTGTCAGTCATGGAGGATGAGTTCAAAGATGTTGTGGACGCTGCCTGATGCCTAACCTTGAAGATACTATGAAACTATATTTGGGTGGCAAGCCTAAGATACCGGAAGATATTATCTTTCGTGCCAGCCAGATGTTTAATAGTAAACTCAGTAAGTTTAATTGGGATGGAAGGAAGAGGGGGAAGGGACCACCATCCCTTTCCCAGGTAGGTAAGCCTTTTTGTCAACTACATGCAGAAAAGCTAGGTTGGGAAAAGGTAGCAGAGTCAGACTCTTTTAAAGTTAAGATGCTATACGGTGATATGACAGAAGTCATTGCCGTTGCGATGCTTCTCTCTGCTGGTGTAGAGATTACAGATCTTAACCGTAGAGTAAGGATGCCGATTAAAGATGGGCTGGAACTATCTGGTGAACTTGACTTGGTAATCAAAGATGGTAATAACTATTCGGTCTGGGATATTAAGACCGCATCTAGGTTCTCCTTTGAGAAGAAGTTTGCCTCGTACAAAGCTCTTAAAGAGAATGATGACTTTGGTTACTTACCTCAGTTGTTTGGTTACACCGCAGCAATGGAGGAGGAATACCCCGGAGTTAAAGCAGGTGGATGGATCGCTATCAGTAAAGAAAGTGGTGAGTTAAAGATTGTTGAAGCTGATACAAATGATCACGATCTGTATGTTAATAAGATTAAATCTACTGTCGCTAAGTTAGAGAAGGCAGATGAAACAAACTTTAAGAGGAGCTTTGAAGATATAGAAGAAACATTTTATAAGAAGCCCACAGGTAATCGTAAGCTCGCAATGAACTGTACTTATTGTGGATACCGATACAAGTGTTGGCCGGGACTTCGCTTTGAACGCAACCCTAAATCGAAATCAGCAAATGCCTACAACTACTACTCGATCTTCAAAGATTAAAGTATCTTCTGCGAAGGCGAAGGGTAGGCGTCTTCAACAGTGGGTACGTGACTATCTTCACGCCAATCTAAAAGGAATAGAAAAGGATGATGTCACGTCTACCCCTGGTGGAGTTAATGGCCCAGACATAGGTCTCAGTCCTCTAGCCAGAAGGTTATTTCCTTGGACTGTAGAATGTAAAGCGAGATCTGCCTTCTCTATATACGCTGCGTTAGAACAGGCTGAAAGAAACTTACTTGCTAAAACAAAACCAGTTGCTATATTAAGAGGGGATCGTAAAAGACCTCTAGCTTTACTTTACGCTGATGACTTTTTGGAGATTATAAAATGCCTAAAGAAACAGAAGTAGTTCACGAGATCCAACTACCTGATAATACGTTTGCTGTATTTTATCATTACAATTTAGAGACTGACTCTATTGAGGTTTTTCTAGGGGACTTTGCTAGTGATGAAACTAAGGAGACAGAGGAATACGACAGGCTATGTGTGCTCGGTACAGCCGTAGAGAACGCACTAGGAGAAGCTATAGAACAGGCTATGATGGAGATTGGAGAGAGCGGAATAGTTGAAAGCACTCGTAAGATCTTTGAGGTTAAGGGTAATGTTATCCATGCAAACTTTTCTAAAAGGATACATTAATGTTAAAGAGGTTGCCTCTAATGAGTATCCCTACAAAGAGAAAAGAATTTTTAGATGATGCTGAAAAATTAATTAACGGTGACCGGGAGAAAGAGTATGGTGATCCCTTTAAAAACTTTAAAGATATTGCAGCAGGATGGTCCCTTATAACGGGGTCAGAAATAACAGCCTCTCAAGTAACTCTTATGATGGCTTGGTTAAAGATGGCCCGGCTGTTTAAGACACCTAGTCATTCAGATTCTTGGGTTGACTTAATTGGGTACGCAGCTTTAGGTGGTGAGCTTTCTCAGAAGGGAGAAAAAAAATGACCCAGGTATCTATCGGTATTGATTTCTTAGCATGAAAGCAAGAGTAAAAATAAGTGCTTCCGTGGATAGTGATGCGTATTGGATTCCATCCGATGGTATTTCAGGTATAGAATCAGATCTTGAAGGGCTTATAGCAGAGGCTATAGAGGAATGCCTAGACGGTCTGGAGATTAAACAAATTGAGGTAACACTTTATGGCAACATTTAAATCCAATAGAAACCCTGAGTTCAGGTCAAAGTTTTCTGAGGATATTTTTAATCTAAAATACTCTCACGCAGGATGCGATACATGGCAGCAGCTTTCATCCGTGCTAGTTCAAGATGTGTGTGGTGACCTACGAGAGGGAGAAGAATCCCTCATGACAAAGGATGAGATGTCACAACTCACTAAGTACATTACGGAATTGAAGTTTGTACCTGGGGGTAGATACTTATACTATGCCGGTCGTAAGAACCGGTATTATAATAATTGCTTCTTGCTAGCAGCGGAAGACGATACACGAGAAGACTGGGCTAACCTATCTTGGAAATCAGAGTCCTGCCTCATGACAGGTGGTGGTATTGGTGTAGACTACAGTGTCTATCGTGAGTCAGGGCGTGTACTGGCAGGTACAGGTGGTGTTGCTAGCGGTCCTATCCCTAAGATGGAGATGATTAATTCCATAGGGTCTAGAGTTATGCAAGGGGGTAGCCGTCGTTCTGCTATTTACGCCTCGTTAAATTGGAAGCATAATGATATCCCCTCCTTCCTTACTGCTAAAGATTGGGATAAATTACCTGTCGGTAATACAGGATACACACTTAAACAAATAAAGGAACAAGATTTTAATTTTCCTGCTCCTCTTGACATGACAAATATAAGTGTTAACTATGATACGGAATGGTTACTAAACTACTGGAAAACCGGTAACGTAGGTGAGGTCTTTCTCAAGAACGTGGAGCAAGCACTTCGATCTGCTGAACCCGGATTCAGCTTTAATTTTATGGAGAATGAAAATGAAACTTTACGGAACGCCTGTACTGAAGTTTGCAGTGCTGATGACTCTGATGTCTGCAATCTGGGCAGCATCAACTTTGGCCGTATTGAGTCGGTCGCAGAGCTTGCCAGCGTTGTAGAGCTAGGTACTAAGTTCCTAGTCTGTGGTACATTAAGAGCGCAATTACCTTATGATAAAGTTTACGCTGTTCGTGAAAAAAATCGCAGACTAGGACTTGGTGTGATGGGTCTTCATGAGTGGCTGATCAAGAAGGGATCTAAGTATGAAGTCACGGAAGAACTACACCGATGGTTGGCAATCTACCGAGGAGTATCCGACAACACTGCTAGAGGATTTGCTGATCAACGCTCCGTATCTCGTCCCGTTGCAGTTAGGGCTGTTGCTCCAACAGGCAGCATTGGCATCTTGGCTGGTACTACTACGGGTATCGAACCCCTATTTGCAGTAGCTTACAAGAGAAGGTATCTAACTAACGGTACACGATGGAAGTATCAGTACGTTGTTGATAGTGCCGCGCAAGAGCTTATAGATATATATGGAGTAAAACCGGAGTCGATCGAATCAGCAATCGATCTTGCACCGGACTATGAGAGGCGCATAAAATTTCAAGCCGATGTCCAGGACTATGTTGATATGTCTATCAGTTCTACTATTAATTTACCAGAGTGGGGTAGTAAGATAAATAACCCTGACACAGTAAAAGACTTTGCTAATACTCTAGCGAAGTACGCACACAGATTACGGGGGTTTACTTGTTATCCTGATGGTGCGCGAGGAGGCCAGCCTCTTACGTCAGTACCGTATCACGAGGCTGTTGAAAGGCTGGGAGAGGAGTTTGAGGAGCATGTTGAGACACATGATATCTGTGACATCACTGCTGGAGGAACCTGTGGTGCGTAAGAAGTGGATATATCCTATGTCCGACATTGTTGATCAGGGAAGGGAGGGGTTCAGAAAGAACAGGAAGAACCCCTTCCATCTATCCTCTGATCGTTTTAGAGAGTGGGAACGTGGTTATAATAAAGCCTACTATGAAAATCTAAAACGATTGGGGAATACTAATGCAGGTGGGTAAAGTATGTAGTCTCTGTAAGGAGTGGAAACTTTTTTACATGTTTGGTGCAAGAAGAGAGTCTATTGACAAGCATAAAAGTTGGTGTAAAGAATGTGAAGGCCTAGCTTCTGCTGCCTACCGCATCACACCTAGAGGTAAAGAAACACAAGCCCGCTACCGCAACACACCTAAAGGTAAAGAAACAAGAGCACTATGGAATGCAAAAAACTGGGAACGGAAGCGTGTTACGGATGCTAAAAACAGAGCAAGGTATCTAAAAATACCATTTAACCTAACAACGGAGTACATTAAAAGTATTACACCTTCTGATATGATATGTCCTGCACTGGGAATACAAATGAAAGTAGGAGGAGACTATAAAAATTCTATGATTAGAGCGCCTAGCTTGGATCGCTTAATCCCAGAACTTGGCTACGTTAAAGGTAATATAGCAGTTGTATCAACTAGAGCAAACACGATAAAAAGGGATGCAACCCCNGAAGAACTTATGAAAGTTGCAAAGTTTTACGAGAAGGTTTTTAAAGAACAAAATCCTAGACAATTAGCACTGGACCTGTAGATATGAAAGTAGAATTAGTTGACTTTATGGGCACTGATCTTACTGTAGTAAATGCAGCCAGGGTTAGTTTTAATAAAGAGTCCTCATTTAAACTCAACGAAATGGGGGAGAATCTAGAAAACAAAGATATTAAGTTGGTTGAATATCTAGCCAAGCACGATCACTTCACACCCTTTACTCATGCCACTGTTACGATGCGTGAGAAGGTTCCATTGTTCGTGGCTAGGCAGCGGTTCAAGCATACTATTGGTTT